TGTAATACCTTTAGACGCTGAGCCAGATCCATTACTTAACTCTGACCAGTCTTATTATACTACTTTTAATACTGAATCAACGACTAATAACAATAATTCTTTACCTGATCAATGGCCAGCTGTTGATTTCTTTAATAGACGAAGATTATGGTTTGCTAGCCCTGACGAATTAAACAAAGTTAAAAACCTTTCCCTAGGAGATGATTATATTAACAATCCTGGAGGATTCGGTAATACTACTGCTACTTCAAACAAAGTATTATCTTTTGTTAATTTAGGAAACTCTAACTCTACTTTATGGACTAGAAGAGCAAACATAACAGGTTATGATATTACTGCAAAAGAGTGGTATTCAACAATAGGCGGAGGAAATTCTATTGAGTTTCCTAATTTCGTTCACCCTGATGATTTTATTTCAGACTATTTTGTTGAGGTGATTGTTATTAATGGAGATTGGTCAAACTACTTAAGATTATCTAAAGATCCAACATACAGTCAGTTCTTTACTGAAGCTGGTCTTAGATCAGACAAATCAGCTGACTTCTTTGCATTAAGAGAAATAAAAGTAATTAGCAGAACAATTGGTTCTTTGATCCCAGGATTTAGAGATCAGTCTGGAAACACAGTCTCTATAGACGCGTTAATGAATAGAGTTTTTGCTAGCACAGGTATACTTTGTGCACTCGATGCAGAAAAACTAGAGTTGATTAACTTAGAGTCTAATGTGTTTGTTGATTCTGACGTGGAAACACATAGAATAGACTTAATTGGTCATGGTTTTGATGAACTAGATTCACAAAATACTCATACTGCAGATGATGGTGGATATGATGTAGTCGGTTCACCGTTAACTTTAGCGGATGCTACACCTTTACTTGATGTATTAAGTTACACTAGACCAGCTGACTATAATTTAATATTTACTATAAACAATAATCCAAGTGTAAATACTTTGAACGAAGTTGACTTCTTAGCTGGATATAGCGATTCTCCAGGAGCAACACCAGTTGCACTAGGCGACGCTTATTTAGTTAGTCCTGCAAGCGGAGACGACTATCTTGCAGCTATTGAGGGTAGTAAATTATACCAAGCATACACTAAAGGATTCCTAAGAAAGGGAGATGAGATGGTGGATGGAACTAATACGTATTACATAAAAACAACTGATAATTTAATTAGTGGAGGATTTAATTATGTAAAGATAGCAACGTATCAAGACATAACATTATTGAATCAAGTTAATACTAACTATTACACTGGTCCAAATTCAGAAGATTATGTTAAGATAATACTAGATGACGGAGAAGACTTCAAGAATACATTTGACTTAACTGACACTAGCTTCTTTACTAGCTATGATTCACAACAGCCTAACAAGATAGTTTTAGGTATTAATACTTTAAATACTGTTAATAAAGCTAAAATAAATGAATTTATCAAGGTAAACAATTTTATTAAAGCTAAAGTGGTTGGATCAGTAAGACCTCGCTTATTAAAAATAATATCAGTGTCGTCAGTTGAGGAGTTAAGCCCATATACTTTAACTTATACAGTTACAACAATGGCACCTACAGTAGACGATGTTATCGGTCTTGATGTAGACAATCTTGAATTAAAGGTATATAAAGGCATCTATAATTTTGTCACTGAATTAAAGGGTCAAAACTTAGGTTCTTTTAAAATAAGAGATGCTAGTTTACCTAATGGTACATCAGACAGACAATCAAGTATATTGAGCTACTTGTTTGACTACACGTCTATTCCAGAAGCACTTGCAAATGGTGAACTAATTGACTTTAGATATGTAGTTGACTCATACGAAGGTGAGATATCAAGTAACTCTAAATATTATTTAGCTAAAATAGCGGCTATGCACGGACAAGCAATGGCTTTGTTAAATGCACCATCTATTAGACAGTTTGAAAAATCAGTTAATCCTAGTTTTATCAATCCTACAAATAAATTGGTTTCTTCAGAGCACATCTCAACAGGTGGTAACTTATCTTTAAATCCAGAATTTACATTTAAGTTTGCAGAAGAAGATATTAATGGAATTCCACTTTCGTCTTATGCTAATTATACATTCCCTAACTTGATTGTTAGAAGCGGTTCACGAAACATATCTGTTCCACCGGCTGCTTATATTTCTAACTTGTACGTAAAAAAATTCAAGAATGGAACTCCGTTTTTAATTGTAGCTGGAGGAAAGCGTGGAGCTATTAACGATCCTGAATTAGTTGGAATTGAATATGACTTAACTGATTCTGACCGAGATTATTTAGAGCCTGCTGGTTTTAATTTAATTGTAAAGAGAAGAGGATTTGGAACTATTTTATTTTCAAACAATACTGCTTATCAAAGAATCAACTCTGCACTTAATAATGCTCACGTTAGAGACAACTTGTCTACTATTGAAAGAGATGTTGAGAGAATTTTGTTTAATTTCTTATTTGACTTTAACGATGAAATTACACGATTAAGAGTTAGAACAATTGTTGAAAACTATCTTGACTCAGTAATAAACGCTAGAGGTATTAGTACGTATGAAGTAATATTTGATAACTCAAACAATACAAATGAAGTTATTTCAGCGAATTCAGCAGTACTAGACATAAGAGTAGACTTCCCTAGAGGAATTCAAAAGTTCATTAACCGTATTACTATAACTAGAGTAGGAGGAACGTTGAGCTCAGACGCAACTGGATTTATCCCAAGCTTCTAAAAATTATTTAAGAGAGAATGCTATTAAAAGTAGGAAGTACAGGCGACGATGTCGTAAAATTACAGAAAAAGCTAGGAGTTGATCCAGTCGGTACATTTGGTCCAAAAACTGAAGCTGCTGTTAAAGATTGGCAAAAAGCCAATGGACTGACTGTCGATGGTCTAGTAGGAGATGCTACTTGGAAAAAAATGTTTGGTGAAGCAACTGTATTAGTAACACCAGTAACTAGCGGTTCACTCAACCTAGATAAACTTAAGGGACATATTCCTGACGCAGTGCTAACTCAAATACCTGAGATAGTTAAGAAGTTTAACTGTAACACAAACTTAAGACTAGCTCATTTCTTAGCTCAATGCGGACATGAATCTGGTGGATTTAAAGCAGTTTCTGAGAACCTAAACTATAGCGCAAAAGGTTTGCTTGGTACATTCCCTAAGTATTTTAATTCAACTACTGCTTCTCAATATGAAAGAAAGCCTGAGCTGATTGCATCTAAAGTATATGGTGGAAGAATGGGAAATGGAGCAGAGTCAACTAAGGAAGGTTATAAATTTAGAGGACGAGGTTATATTCAATTAACTGGTAAATCAAACTATACAAATTTTAGCAAGTTTATTGGAGAAGATACTGTAGGTAATCCTGATCTAGTTGCTAATAAGTATCCGTTAGCTTCAGCTGCATTCTTTTTTGATTCAAATAAACTATGGTCAATTTGCGATAAAGGCTCTGATGATGCAACAGTTACAGCAGTAACTAAAAGAGTAAACGGTGGAACTCTTGGATTAGCAGATAGAATCTCTCACTTTAAAGAATATTATAGTTATTTAAGATAACTTATTTTTCTTCTATTAGTGTAGTCTCTAAAAATTTATCATTCTGATCTTGTAGATACTGTATTCTTTGTAATAGTATATCTTTATCTTCTTTGCTTGTCTGTTTCATATAAGCGTCTTGTTCTTCGCATTGTTTTTGCCAAAAACTAACACGCTCTTCCATCATACGATGTTGATAGTAAATAACACCTAACATAAGAATAATTACAAAAGATTGTTCTTTAAGTTTAGCTAAAAAAGTATCGGTGAATCCTGAAGACATGGTGGTTTTATCAGACATTTATTTTATTTTTTATTCAAACTCTTCAAGAGAGATATCATCAGGGCTATCTAGAATACAAATAAGCTCATTTGCCATAATCATATAGTGTTTTTCACCTTTATAGTAAAGTTCCATACCGGCATATCTGTTGAATAGAACTAGATCACCTGATTTAACTAACATAGGGTTATTTGTTGAGCCGTCTCCACAAGCAACTATAGTTCCAACGTTTGGCTTCTTAACTGCTTTTTCAGGAAGTAGGATTCCGTGAGTTGTAGATGTCTCTTTATCTCTAGGTTTTATTAAAATTCTTTCGTATAGAGGTTTCATATGGTTGATAATTTATTTTTTAAATTTGTAAATTCTTTATAATTAAAAGTAGTAGTTGAGTATGAAGCAAAGAACTCTTCTAGTGAGTTCCTGATTTCATCTGGGAATACTTTAGTAGAAAGACGAGTTAGTCTAATATTGAAAATTAAGTGTTCCCTGATTTCATCTAATTTATTTATGTCTGTTGCTTTGGTTATTAATTGAATTTGATTTGTAGTTTCATTAATAAACTCAGTATTAAGTGAATCTAAACTAGACATAATAGAGTCTCCAAACTTTTCTGATAGGTTTAAAATAATTTTTTGAGACCTAGATGGAGTAAGATTAGTTATTCTTGGGATATTATCTGACTTGTCACCTAAAAAAACTTTAGTTAAGACCTCGTCAATTAGGTCTACTTTATGCTCAACATAATCCTTGTTTTTAAGGTTAGCTATTACTTTTTCTATACTCGATCCACTGATATTGTCCATGCTTAAAGAAAAGAAGTTATCTTCCTCCTTTTCAGCAGACTGTGGAACTAGCTGTGCTGGGATAAAGAGCCTCTTGTGTTTTGCCATTTGTTTAGGAACAATTAAAAGAACGTTTTTATGAGGTATGCCAGTCAACTGTTTTAGGTCTTGATCTACTGAATAAATCAGTACATCTTTATTTGTTACTTCACAGAGGTATGCAATTATATCATCTCCCTCAGTTCCTTTAAATCTATATTGATTAATTCCACAATGATCAACGAGATGTTGCATTATAACCTGTTGAAAATAATCAAAGAATAGGTATTGAAATTCATCGTATTTTCGAGTACCTTTGTATTTAAACTCTTGGGGAGCTGATGTAGTTTTAAAATCAGAACTCTTAAAGAAATTATCAGTGTACTCTTTTCTCCAACTTTTAGAATCAAAAACTATGTGTACTTCATCTGGAGGAGTAGAAGTAGCAGATATTAAAGAATTAAGATAGGTGAAACAGAAGTTTCTAAATGAAATTCTTACTTTATCTTTTAACTTAAACCCGTCTTCTAATAAGTCCTCAACATAATAAACTTCGCTTATTAACTTGTCTCTTAAAGTAACTGATTTAGTCACACTTATTGCAACATTAATAAATGCATTACCGTCTATTATTAGATTCATCTTAGTCTTCTGATTTTTTCTCTTGGTCTGACGAACTTTTACGTAGGGTTCTAATTGCAGCAGCTAATGTCTCTGCTTCAAGTAGACCATATGATCCTCTCTTTTGTGCAAAATTAGCAGAAGCTACTAAAACATATACGGCTTGGTCTGGAGTAAGGTTATGAATAAATTTTTCATAAGCAGCATCATCTTTGTAACCGATTATTCCAAATAATATGTTATTTGGATCATGCTGCTCGGTCTGAGCAGCATGATCTGTTTTTTCAATTTCTATATTTGTCTCTTCCATGATTATAGATTTTTAAATAATGAGTCGTATTCGTCATCTTCTGAACCACTCGCATTATCAAAAATTGAGGTTTGCGCAGTAGGTGTAGGTTCACTAGAGAAAACTAATTTCTCTGAAGAATCAGCAGTTGGGTTAGAAGAAGGAGCTGGTGTATTTACATGTGTATTACCAGATAATTTACTTCTTACTAAGTCATTCATCTTAGTGTCTTTACTTCTTTCTAGAACCATGTTAAGGATCTCCCTTTGTGGAATAGCTGCAACAAGTGCTTCAGCTACTCTATTAAAGTCTTCTTCTTTCCATTCTTGGTGATAGTATTCATCTAGTGTTGGACTGTGCTTTGTTAAGAACTCAGTAACTAATTTAACTGATTTTTCGTTATTCTCAACAACTACTTGTTTATCTCCTATTTTAAAAACTAATGGGG